ACGTTGCTGCTTGACCCGATGTAGACCAAATCGTCATCAAAATAGACTGCGTAAACGCCAGCGTGTGTTGGCAGATGATCCTTATCCTTGCTCGGATACAGGCAATACCGCTTCCAAGCGGACGAGGATTTGGCGACAATTTCTTGACTCATCGAGCTTCCTGTGCTCCCTGTAAAGAACTGACGGCAGGCGCAGGGTTCGCTTTTCAGGTGGCTCATGACTTCCACCCTAGCCGGGTTCGAGTCAATAATGTAAAGCAAACGCTAAATCGTGTCAACTGTCTGTTGCACAACGCACACAATAAACGCTTGACAGGCAGAAAAAAGGCAGAGAAAATATCTCTCGGAATGGTTCGTCCTGAATTTGGACGGTCCAAACACCAGACTGCCCACGCGCAACCCCGTAATTCCACAGGTGGGGGAGGGTGGTCTGATGTTTGGGTTAAGCCCCTGCTGGGTAATGCCACGCAGTAGGTAGGACTGGGGATTTCCCGGTTGCCCAAAGCCTTGTCTCCCCCTGACTGGTATCGCAAGATGCCTTCAAGCCCCCTTCAGCAATGTTGGGGGCTTTTTTTTGGAGTTTTGATGTTCGCTTTGCTCAACCCTCGTGTGCTGATGGCAATCGCCATAGCTGTGGTGTTGGCGGGTACGCATTTCACTGCCTACAAGACGGGTAGGGCGCTGGTAGCAGGGGATTGGGCTGCAGAGCGTGAGCAGACAGCCCTTGCAGTGGTAGAGGCTGAGAAAGCCGCCCGCGCCAAGGAACAGGAATTAACCCAGAAGGCCAATGATGTCCAAACCAAGCTCAACGCTGAAAAGAAACGTGCTGCTGCTGCCGCTGGCGCTGCTGCTGACGAGTTGCGCTTGCTTGAAGCCGCCCTTGCCGCCAGTCAAGCCGCCAGTGATTCCATCGCCCCCACCGGAGCTAATGGAGCCAGTACAGGCGGACTATTCCTTGAAAGCGCAAAAGCATATCTCGGAGTGGCGGCAGAAGCTGACCAACTCGCCAACAAAGTGATCGGCCTGCAAGGCTATGTCGCAAATGTGTGCCAGAGCAGTCCTAGTGGCAAGCCAAATGGCAAGTAACGGCTGCATGTTGCGATGTGTACGTCAGCGTGGAGTGGTCTTGGGCCATGCATCCGTCTCCCACACCAGCGCTGTGCAGGCGCACCAGTTTCCTTAACCAACCCAAAGAGCCCATGAAATACCAAACAGTCGTTACAGCGGCAGAAAACCTCGGTGCAGTCCCGCACATGTACTACATCTCCCAAGCCGATGAGCAGGGTGAGCCCGTACAGATGGGTCAGTTGGCGCGTATCAGATTCGCTACTGATGAGGCAGGATGCGCAGAGGCTGACCTGATTGGGATCGTGATGCACCGCCTGTCAGTGATCGCACAGGACGGTGAACACCGTCACTACGAGCGAGCCCTGCAGTGCTTGGACGCAGCCCTGAAGAACATGGGCGAGACGCTTGAGGTCGCAGAGGTGCAGAGCGATCTGGACTTGACCCGATTGGCTTCGGAGAGCGTGTAAGTGGTAACAGCCAAGAAAGCCCCAGCTAAGTCGAAAGCGGGGGAGGCCACATCTGCAAAAAAGACGGTGGCTCCGAGTGCTGTGCGTCCAGTAGGTAGGCCCACTAAGTGGAAAGACGAGTTTGTCGATCTGGCATTCAAGTTCTGCCTGATGGGCGCAACTGACAAAAAGCTGGGCGAATTCTTCGATGTTGATGAGCGAACCATCAATGACTGGAAGGAGACGAAGCCAGAATTTTCTCAGTCCATATTCAATGGACGAGAGAAAGCTGACGCTGATATAGCGGAATCGTTATATCACCGAGCCAGAGGCTACAAGCATAAAGACACCGACATTCGTGTCGTGAATGGAACAATTGTCCAGACTGAGCTGGTCAAAGAGTACCCGCCTGATACGGCTGCAGCATCGCTTTGGCTGAGAAACAGGCAGGGCAGGCTGTGGCGCGAGAAGCAGGAGCTGGAGCATTCAGGTGGGCTGACCATCGACAAGATGCCTGATGACGTGCTGGCTGACCGCATGGCAGAGCTAATGGCAAGGATGCAAGCCAAATGAAGCGCGAAGAGATGATCGAGGCCATCATGCTGGCCCGTGAGTCTCTTGCCCGTGATGCCCGTAAGGGATTTCAGGCGTTTGCTGCGCTGAGACAGCCTATGGATCAGCAGCCTGCGCTGCACCATCGTGTGATGTGTGAAGCTTTGGACGCGCTGGAGCGTGGTGATATAGCTGGCAACAGGCTGATGATTTTCATGCCCCCCGGCTCTGCGAAGTCGAGTTACGGTTCTCGCCTCTTCCCGCAGTATTTCCTTGGAAGAAACCCTCAACTGTCGGTAATTCTCGCGTCTCACACCGCAGAGCTTGCCGAAGGCTGGGGCAGGAAAGTCAGGAACGGCATTGCTGATCCTGAGTTCAAAGAGATTTTCCCGACTGTTGCAGTGGCTGGAGACAACTCCAGTGCTGGGCGCTGGGCGACCAATCAGGGTGGCGAGTTCTTCGCTGCTGGCGTTGGTGGCTCTGTGACTGGTCGAAGGGCTGACCTTGGGGTGATCGATGACCCAGTGGCATCCAGAGAGGATGCTGACTCTGAGCGTGTGCGCCAGAAGACGTGGGAGTGGTACACCAATGACTTCCTCACTCGGCTGAAGCCCGGAGCCAAGCAGGTTCTGATCATGACGCGCTGGCACGAGGCTGACCTAGCTGGCCTGCTGCTGGAGCGCGAAGCTGCCAAGTGGAAGGTATTGAAGCTTCCCATGATCGCAGGCGAGAAGGATTTGCTGGGGCGTGAAGAAGGCGAGCGCCTGTGGCCTGAGTGGTTCACGGATGAGATGCTGGAGACGGCTCAAGCTGATCCACGCTCTTGGATTTCGTTGTACCAACAAGAGCCACGGCCCGCAGAGGGTGCAGAGTTCAAGCGCAACTGGCTTCAGCGCTACGTGTCACCTCCCAAGGTCACGAACAAGATCATCATCGTTGATCCGGCTGGTGATCCGTCCCGTAACACGGGCAAGCGCAAGAAGAGCGACTTCACAGCGATGTGGGTCATTGCTCTGGGCGCTGACGAGAACGCTTACATCGTTGATGGCCTGAGAGACAGGCTGAACCTGACACAACGTGCCGATGCCTTGTTTGCTCTACACAAGAAGCACAAGCCGATGCATGTCCGCTACGAGCAGTACGGACTTCAGGCTGATGTGGAACATGTGAAGGGCGAAATGGAACGCAGACAGTACCGCTTTGCCATTAAGGAAGTGGGCGGTGGCGTGGAAAAGAACGCTCGCATCCGCCGCTTGATCCCGTGGTTTGAGGGCGGACGCATGTGGTTTCCACACGAAATGATCCGTGAAACCGTGCAGGGTGTGCGCTATGACGTGGTGAAGGACTTCGTGGATCAGGAGTATTCCACCTTCCCTGTTGGACGCTATGACGATTCGTTTGACTGCCTCGCACGACTGGCAGAACCCGGCATGCCGCTGCCTTTCCCGAATGACGAGCCAGATGACGACCCACGCATGGCAGTGTGGTCTGTGCTGGACCAAACAGTGGGCTACTAATGAACTACGACCAAAACCAAACACTGTCGGAACTCGACCAAGCCTACGATGTGGGCGGCGAGATGCTGACGAGAGAGCAGTACGAGTCCCAGCGCAAGGAGCAACTGCAGGAGCTTTACAAGCTGTTCGCTGGACAGCGCGATGAGTGGGTGAAGTACCGATCCAACTCTGGTGTCGAGAGCCGCTGGCGCAATGCCCAAGCCTTGTATCTGGGCGAAGAGGGCGCTTCCACAGACTCAGCTTTCGTGGACGCTCTCAAGAACGGACCCAGCAAAAGCAAGACCAATGGCGGTAATCGCTCCAAGGTGGTGATCAACATCGTTCGGCCCAAGGTTGACCAAGCCATTGCGCGGATGTGCGAGATTCTTCTGCCGGTGGATGACCGCAACTGGGGCATGAAGCCAACGCCAGTGCCAGAGGCTGTGAACAAGATGATCGGCAATCAGGCGGAGACTGTTGATCCGGCGACTGGTCAACCGACTGGTCAGACTGCAGACGCAGAAGCCCAAGCGATCATCAAGCGCATGAAGGGCTGTGCCGACAAGATGGCTGATGAGATCGATGACGTTCTCAAT